AGGGTGAACATCCTCGTTAGTTCCGGCAAGCGCACTAATAACCTCATCGGCAGCTTCAATAATTTTCTTGGCCTGTTCTCTGGTAATACTGGTCATAATTTATGCTTTAGTTGTAGCCAATCGGATTAACAGCAACAATAACGCCATCCGCGAACAAATCTTTAATGAGGTGTTCGCTCGGCTCGCCTTTTTCGTACTCTTCAATAAGGTAAGTGTCTCCATCTTCATTGATATAAACAGGAAGAATGGAACCGTTGATGAAGTAGGTTCCGTTGTTATCGAGGATTTTTGCCTCGGCGATTTGTTTTTTGGTAAAACGATCTTCTTTTGTCAAAGTTGCCATATCTGTTTCCTTATGTGGGTTAATTTTATTGTGTAGCTTCCTGAATGGGGTCCACACTATATCGATATACAGTTCAACTAACGGTTCAAATACTCTCCCCATTAGAACAGTCACTAATATTGAGGCTATTGGTATCAGCAACACAAAAAACAGAATGATAAACAGCAATTCTATTGCTCTACTCTTTCGCGGATATTCTTTTCTGAATAAAGTGGGCATTTCCTCCCCATTAAATGCGTCAATGATTTCTCCAGTGTTTTGCGCTGCACCGAAATTATCTTTAAATCCTTTTTTCATCGTTTGCTATTCTTCCTCACATCCAAGATATGAAAGAGATGTAATTGCTTTCGCACGGAAACCACCAATATTCCTAAGCGCGCTTTTAAGTTCTTCAAGGTCAGATTGTGATTTGATCATGAAACTTAACCGCGCAATTCCAGACATAGAGTCAGAACCATTCACTGCGTTGTAGTGATATATGTATCGGGTGACTGATTGAGTCACGCCCTCCTGCTGGTGGTTTATATTGGCGTCCTGTCTTGTGTTGGCCTGCTCCAACTCTTCGATACGTTCAGCCATCGCAGCACACTCTTCAAAGTTGCTTAATGCTTTTCGCTCCGATTCAGCGCATTGTTTTTCCAGTTCTGCTATGCGCTTACCTCCATCCACGATTACTCCCTCGTAATGCTCGCGCTGCTCGTTGAGTTTTGATTTTGCCGACTCCAGTTGTTTTGTTAGTTCCGCAATTCGGCAAACATCGTTGATACGCGTTTCCTCTAATGCGTTGATCTCATCCAGTAGTGCCAAAGCAACCTTTGGATTAAAGGCAGCAATAAATTCAGCGTTGTTTTTCAGAACGTGTTGCGCAATGGCCTGACTACTTAGTCGGACCTCATAACCACGTGCGCCACGGTGTGGTTTATATGAGTCCCAGTCTCCCCACGTTGCTTTCACTGCCGCCTCACGCAGTGCCTGGTAATTAATTTCGCTCACTGGTTGCCTCCTTATTAATCAGTTTATACAGGTGCACCACAGTCACAGAGAGTGCATCCATCGCTCTTTTATCTAGGCACGGGGCCAGAGCAACCAGTTCATTTATTGCAATCTGAATACGCTGCTCCGCCGCCAGCGTCGCGCGATTGCTCTCCAGTTCTGCAATTCGGCACATGGCATCAATATTTGTGTCTTCCAGGCGCTTAATTTCGCCCAGGAGTGCCAGCGCAACTTTTGGTGGGATAGCCGCGATATAACGGGCATTAGCACCAGCATTCCTTTGTCCATCAATGCCAGGCCAGTCAATAAAGTATCCGCAATGCCTACCCTCAGACGTGCGCGCAGGATAAATGCCGTTATGACCCGGCAAAATATATGCTACCCATTCATCTTGCGTTGCCTGTTCCGCCGCCTCGCGCAGTTCTTGATAGTTAATTTTGCTCACTGGTTGCCTCCGCTTCCCACGTTTTCAGACTTTCACCACAGAACGGGCAAAATGAAACTCGAATAGGCGATTTAGAAAATTCACCAGACCGCAGCATGATCAGGTCTTGTGAATGAATTAATGCATGGTTATAGATTTTGTATTTCAGCAGACCTTTTCGCGTCGTGTATTCAGCGTCATGCTCCAGGGATTGTGCCAACGCCGCGCACGGTTCTATCTTGTTGCCATTAATTTGGCATTTTGACTCACTCACTGGTTGCCCCCTGAATACGCTTAAACTCTATTACCCATACCCATGGATTAGCATTCCAGCTTTCTTCGCTATAAATTGATTTCCATAGACTTGTGAAGGTGTCTTTTGCATAAACCACCAGCTCTGTTGCCAGCCCCATCTTGTTTGGCTTTCCATCAGACCAACGGACACCTTCAGAGCGTGCATCTTTTTCACTGATGTCGTTCAGCCGTTCCACACGCACATCGGTAATTTCCAGAAGAATGCGTGATGCCCAGCGCGGCATGTGAATTGATGGCGTCCACTTTTCTGATACAGGTTTATTACAAACCTCGACCGGAACCCGGTGCGTTTGTTCTGTCCAGGAGTTACGCACGCTTGCGCGATAAACCAGCGTTGCGACGTCCGTCGCTTTGCCATGCACACGGTAAGTTTCACGAACCCAAATACGATCGCCCGGTTGACCATATGGACAATGCTTGGCAAGCGACTCTGCGGCCACTGCCCGTCCATAGAATTTTTCTTCAACAATTCTGCGAGTCTGTGTTTTATTCCCGCCAAGAATTGCCCGGACCATTTCATCGTTAAAAATCATCCCGCGTTCTTTCATTTTTTGATCCACTCCATCAGTTATTGAACGTGATCACTCCGCGCTCGATGGCGAAGTCGAAAAGCTGGTTAGCGGCTACGTAAAGGCGTATGCCATGTGCTTTTTCCCATGCCCGGACATCGTTTTCTGCGCTTCTGGCGCATTCATCGCAAAGAGGAACGGCCCAGCGATCGTGTTCGTTTAACGAGCGGGCGCGGTACATGAACGGGTGATTAACTTTGCCACCGCATCCGATGCACGGACGAGAAATCACAAACCGGAGATAAGCCGGGCTTTTACCGAGAACCGCTTTTGGTCGGCGCATATACAGCAGGCCGGAATCCTCATCTACAGACAGGTTGACGATCTGCTCTGCGGTTATGTCCACCAGCTCACGGGTGCTGTGCTCCCAGGTGATATCCGATTCTTTCAGTGTGCCGGTAGGGATTTCCTGTTTTGGCTGACAAAATGCAATGCGACCGGCTTCATCTGGCAGCTCGTCTTTCAGATTCCGGCGAATGGCCCAAAAAGTGAGTTCAACCATGCTCAGATCGCGTTCTGGCGGTAGTTTTAACTCGCTCGCAGCCCAGTTCATAACCCAGTTGGCACGATTCAGGGATAACTGGTCGTCCAGCTTGCCGTACCCCTTCATCATGTATTCCGCATCATGCTTCCAGCACAGGCGAACGGCAGAGCCGTTATAGAAATGAGTGGTTAGCTGGTGGCTGCAATCGCGCTTATCGTGCGCCTGGCAATCGTGGATATTGGAACTTACCCAATGAACAAGCGAATCTTCACCGCCCAACGCGTTAAATACGCGCTCGCTTTGAAAAAACGGTTTCAGAGACTGGTTGGCAACCAGCGAATAATTCAGATCCACTACGCCATCTGGCGTGTTTTCAGCCTGTTCACGCGGAAGTGGAGAGATAATGAAACGGCGACCTGCGCCAATGTAGTTACTGGTGGGCTTGTCTACCGGAAAGACAGCCACACCAGCTCCGTTTACGAAATGAGGTGTGATTATTGCACTCATAATGTATACCGACTCTGTTTTGTTCCGAGCGGTAAAATAATATGTTAGAAAATTAAAATCAATATTCTAACATCATTTTGAGTGCATAAACGATGTGTTCAGGATTACAACTGCCCTCCCTTCACCTGCTTTAGCGTCAGATTCCCGCAAAAAACCGCGCCAGTGTCTATGTAGTGCTGGTTCCAGAAAGATTTCGGGCTGTTTACTGGCGTATGCCCGAAAATAAAGCTATCTGCACCAGTGATTATTCCACCAACACCATCAACCGCGTCATAAAATCGCTCACGCCGCCAGGTAACATTGAGATCGCTAACAGGTTTACCAAACTGGTATTCGTTATCAGGATAGTCGGCATGGGCTATAACGATAGTTTCATGCCCGGTGTTCAGCTCAATGATATAGGGCAAACGTCTTACCAGCTCCACCAGCGCCCTGGCTAATATTTCCCGATCAGCGTCCAGCATGAAGAACCATTGACCACCATTCATTAGCCAGTTATTCACGTTGCCTGCGGGACTTAACGCATCGATCATTAATCGCTCGTGGTTTCCCATAACCGACCGAAACCAGGGCATCTGCAATAGCTCCAGGCATTCAACATTTTCGGTGCCGCGATCGATAAGGTCGCCAACCGATATCAGTAAATCCTGTGTAGGGTCAAAATCCACACGATGGAGTTCATTCATAAGTAGGGTGTAGCAACCGTGCAAATCACCAACAACCCATATGTTTCTGTAGCCTGAACCATCAATACGGCTATATAAATTCACTTCATGCAGCACCTGGGTCATGCGGCAACCTTCTCCCGCAGCCAGATACAAACCGGACCATCTTCAGTGTCATGAATAGAGCCAACAAACCAGCCTTCGCCCTCTGGTCGCTCCGGTTCCCAGGCGGCAATATCGGGACCATCTGCGTCCAGATTAAAATCATCTTCATCCATAGTTTGGATGGTCCACTGAAGATTATTTGCCTTCAACCATGCGTCAAATTCTTCCGTTGAAATATATTCACGCCCTGCACAAAACTTTTCATACTCCGGATGTGTCCAGCAGCCATATTCATCACGTTCTACCGGCATTTCTTTAATGATGCTCACTCTTCATCCTCCAAGTCGGCAACGGCCTCCATCACATCAGAACCGCGAATAACCTCAAAAGCACGGCAGGCCATTTCAAACACCTGTTGTTCTTGCGGATGCGGTGACTCCCAATACTTAAAACCAGGTCGATGCTCGTAACCCATCATGGAATAAAAATCGCCAGCAAGTTCAATCGCGGCATCAACAAGTTCGCGATTTGTCATCGTCTGTTCTGTCATTTTGTTTTTTCCTGTCTGAACATCACTATCATCAGGTCGCCTTTTGTCGCTATCCTCGCTGTTGTGCCTGGTTCAATGCTGCCAAGTTCAAATGCGTCATAGAACGCTTCTAATGCCTTCTGGCGTAGTTCCTGTTTGCGCCGTTTTTTCCACTGTTTCAGGAAAATGGAACCCAGCCATCGCCATGTACGGGACATGATGTAAAGCCAACCGAGAAGTGCCAGACCGGAATTTAGGAGCGTATCGATCGTTATTGTCGTGTCGATATTCACTGGCTGCCTCCTTTGCGAAGCTGTTCAGCAATACTTACGCATATCTCTGCGCCTCTAATCAGCCCCGGAACATTCTTGTTTGGACCAACTTCACCATCGACAAAATCAATCATCGCGTTACGAGCCATATCCACGCCCTGCGCACGTACTTCAGCCAGGAAAGCATCGGTGGCTGGGGTGTCAACACGGATACTGTCGCGCAAGATGAAAAATGCATTGAGCATTCCAGTCTCTGGCACTTCATCCTGATGCTTCTCATACGCATCAAGAGCCTTCATCATCTCAGCTCCGAATGGTTGAGGGTGCACAGACTTCAGCTCCGCATTCTCCGCCGCCAGCACCGCGCGTTCGCTCTCCAGTTCTGTAATGCGCCGTCTTGCAGCATCCAGTTCAATCGACAATTTTTCCAACTGCTCTTTATGCTTCTTGTATTCCTGATATGCGTGCCAAGACTGACCTTTGCGCACACTATCCGTGATATCAGTAATCTGTTCTGGTGTTAGCGCGGTCAGTGCCTGTGCTGGGAAAATCAGCACTTTCCCGGAATCCCAATCAAAACCAGCGTGAATTGACTGAACCTCAACTGAAGGTGTTGAACCAATGCTGCCAGGCGAATGAACAACGATCGTTACATCCATATCGCGACGATGGCTGTGGTTGTTGGACAAAATACGATTCACCAACTCAGAAAATTTGGAAAATTTCATGCTGATTCCCTTTGCTCTTCCTGGATAATGTTGTTGCAATCTTTCACGCACTCGTTGCAGATGAAAACGTTGTCCCCGGCAATTAACTTTTTAACGGTGTGCTGGGATTTGTTGCAGAAGCTGCAATAAAGCGTTGGACTGGCTGATACGGATGGTGCGCCAGATGTCAGCCGCGCGATGTCGTTCTTGCGACGCAATATCACACGGCTGCACTCGACCAGCATCTCCGGGGATATATCCTCCTCCGTGGCGAGCGCCTCCAGACGTTCGAGCAAGCGAAATACTTTTTCCTGGGTGATTGCAGAATGCGATGTGGTCATCTCACTCTCCTTTGATGCGAATGCCAGGGGCGCGTGGCACATTAACTTCCACGATGCGCACAGTTGGTTTGTACATCTCAATTGCTGTCAGCCAGTCAGCTCCTGTCATGCGCTTTTCCGCATCGCCATTAGTCCACTGAACCGGTACACCAATAGCCTTCATCGCGATTTCTATTTCCCCGGCAATGGCGCTTTTTCCGCAACCAGTAAAACCAGAAACAACGACAAGAACTTCACCTTTGGCTGGTTTTATTTCCCGTGCTTCCAGTTCTGCAATACGCTTACTCCCATCCGAGATAACACCTTCGTAATACTCGCGTTGCTCGTTGAGTTTTGATTTTGCTTCCTCAAGCTCAACACGCAGCTTCCCTACCGTTAGCGCAATATCCTCGTTCTCCTGGTCACGGCGTTTGATGTATTGCTGGTTTCTTTCCCGTTCATCCAGTAGTGCCAGCACGGTTTCTGGTCCGGCCAGAAATTTGAAGGCGTTGAGCGCATCAATATCCACACCGTAATCTTTAAGTTCCTGTTCACTTATCAGATCATCATCAACTGGCAACATTAACAGGCGTTCCATTGCCGGAATTGCACGTTCTGCCGCCTCACGCAGCGCCAGTGTGTCGATATTGCTCATTGTGCCTCCTCGATTTCGTCCCATTCCACCCAGGCATTCTCTCCATCAGCATCGATTTCGCCTTTGTGACCGCATTTGGAACAGACGGCCTCATCACCCGCCCACAAAGAATCTTTGGTTACCGACCATCCTGTTACCTTGGCTTTGCCGTGCTGGCACTTAGGGCAATCATCAAGCCATTCGACTTCGACCGTTGACGGACCAAATCCATGTTCAGTTCGGATGCTCATGACTGAACTCCTTTGCGAATCTGTTCCGCCCATTCTTCAAGGGATTTCTCCGCATATTCACCGGACAGGCCATCAATTGGGTGCGGTTCATTAGCCAACTCTTCTTTCGCTGACAGAATCATGCGTGTAACGTCGAAAACTTCACGTAAAGACTTATTGATAAATCCGTGGTTGAAAGCGGCAGCAAGGCGGCTTGCGGTGTAGTTAATCCCCTCGTTGCGTGCCTCCGCACGTATTTCAGCCAGGAAAGCGTCGGTGGCTGGCATATTTCCTGTTACTTTCATGGCCTCCAAAATAACCAGAACGCCATCTCGCCCAACCAACTCGGAGATAATCTCAGTGTTGTCGCCAACAACATCACAGAATGCCTGAACAGCTTTACGAGCAAGTGCATTCTCCGCCGCCAGCGCCGCGCGCTCTTTCTCAAGTCGGGAAATTTCCGTTACATACTCAGCGTTACGCTCTGCCAGTTGTGCGGGCGTTAAACCTTCAGACTTCATGCACTCTCCTTTCGAAATAAACGTACTGATTAATCATGCCCAGGGGCATTTCGAGTTTTTCTGCGATCTCACGGCGGGGAACGCCACACTGATGAAGCTGCCGCGCCAGCTCTATATCGCTCTGCCGGTATTTGGCTGACTGGTGAAAGTCACCTTTCA